GTTTTTGATTTCCTGCGGATATTCTGGGCTTGGGGATGGTTTACCGCCTGTGTAGGGTTCGTAGGCTGTTGCAATCGTTCCTTTTTCGAACTGGATATTATTGACAACATATGAATTGTTTGCAATGGAAGTGAATTTTAAAATAACCCATTCAGCAGTTGCTTCACTATGAAATGTATGTTGTTTATTTTTTGACGAAGTTTCTTTTAATTTATTGCACTCCGAATCCATTTGCACGAAATAAACTATAACCTCTGAAATGGTAGATGCGTAACTTAATACATAATCAGTATTGGGTTTTATTTTAACTGGAAGTTCAAGTCCATTTCCGTTTGCAGAACTGCCACCCGCATGAGATAGCTTAAAAGAGTTGTTTTCTAAAAATTCCACAGTCGCTTTTTGGTAATTATTCCATACCGAATACGCTTGTTCACTAATTTTTGTAAGCCATTTCTTTCCGCCTAATTCTGTATCACCAACGTCGGTTCTATTAGCAAGTGTGATTAACTGAGCTCCAGTCGTCGTCACCTGCTCCGTCTTCCCACTAAGCTCCAACCTCTCAAGCGGCGCATCCAAGCTGTTCGGAAGTACCAACATCCCTGTACTCTCTAGCTCTACCCTGTCATAATTCGGTGGCTGTGGAGTGGAGACTCCTAAAGGGCAGATCATATCAAGCCCGATGATTCCTGTTCCATCTACCATTTTAAGCATTGTACTTCTACTCCTTTTTCACTGGTTGCTGTGGGAATGATTTGGACGAGCTTGCTCCCTGCGTAGTAGTTTTTATTCCGAATCACGGTTTGCGCTGTCTGCGCCGGAATCAATGCACTTTCTTCCTTTGTCGCGTTTTCTTTCAGTGCAACATACACATCACCGTCTGTAAAATTCTTCACAAGATACTCTTTCCCCTCATGCGCAAATTCCAAAACCAGTGGCTGTTCACTTGTTGTGACCGCTCTGATAAAAGTCTCTGTTTTACTCATATTCTCACCTCACTTTCACATGTTCCGGAAATTCTTCCGCAATCAAACAGATACCAATGAAAAAGGAATCCACCAGAGTTTTTAATTTCTCTGACAGATTCCTGTATTCTACCTCAACCTTTCCGGGAGAGATTCTGTATTCTATTTTATCATCTGTTAAATTTTCAATTGACTGGATCAGCGTCTGTGTAAGCGCCGTGACACCAGCACAAACAATGTCTTTTCCGGGTTCTGCATACCCTGCGTGTCCAAAGATTTCAATTCGCTCTGGTCGAATTCTCACCTCAATCAAATCGCATCACCTCCAAAATGAGTACAAAAATACCACCAGCCCGCTCAACCGATGGTATTACATTGCATCAATTTCTACTTCTTTTACTAGATCGTTTAATGATTTTCCGCTATAAAATTTATCATTCATAACCTCATCTACATTATCATACTCTTTCGTATCATCACCATGCCACGCTTGATACGTTGGGATGTAATCCCTGACTTCAACTGTCACTCCCGATGCCAATCCTTTGTAAAAGAAAGAAATATCATTGCAACACTCAGATAAAATTTGTCTTAATTCATCTTTATTCATAATATATCGCCATTCTCCTTTCTTTCCTCTTCGCTTAATTCGCGAGTTGTCTTATCCTTCAGTCTGCCGTCTTCTCCCCATGTATAGTCATGCGCGTGTTCCCCATGATTTCCATAAGGATGCTGCTTAGGATTCCCGTGTGCGGTTGTATGGATATCTTTAAATTTTAATTTCGACTCTCCGTAAAAAGCTCTTACATCTACTTTCCCGTCTTTTCCGATATGGTCTATTACCGCTCCTGCCTCTGCCATTTTAGGCGTTCCAGAATGTCCGCTGACTGTTTTATCTGCTTTTATTATATCAAACACAGATTTCTTTTCAACCCTGTTCTTCCAAGTTTCAAAATCCATTCCATGTTCGGAATATCCGTCCAGCCATTCATCATACTCTTTATCATCCATATATGCTGCTGTACTGCACCGGCAACGTGGATGCATTGGATGCGCATTTTCTCCTGGCATCATTTTTGATACCTTAAAATGCTTTCCATCTAAAGCCCGGCAGATCGGGCAGGCTGTCGGCTCCGCGATAAACTCATACTCATCAAATCCGTTGCGGATATAGGACTGCTTCTGCGCTTCTGCTTGCGCCCTAGACAATTCTGTTGCCATCAGTCGCTCTGCATTTTCCTGGCTTACTCCAAACAGTTTGGTAAGGTGTCTTGCCAGTGTTCTCGGATTCTTACCCTGTATCAAACCAGTCTGTAATAGCTTCGACAATTCAGCTTTCAGCATATCTTGATACATCCAAATACGGTCTGAGTATCTCGCATTGTGGAAAGAAGCGTTCACGATCGAATGTGCCATCTTCGCATTGTTCTGGATGGATTTTCCAAGGATTCCTGCCTGCCGTTCAAATTCTTCGAGTGTTTTGTCTGTCAGGATCTGCTCAAAATACTTCTGTAGCTCATCAAATCCACCAACAAGATGCATTCCAATATTAGCTTTCAGCATTTCCAGCCTATTAATCTTCATTGCCGCATTATATAGCCGCATTTCCTCATTGGCTTCTTTTGAAAAATCCTTATTCTTTACATACTGCTCTGCCTTTCGACTGTACGCATCAATGTCCATTTTAGATACCCGCTTTTTTGCCTCTGCGATTGTGATCCCTTCTGATTTTGCATATCGTGTATAGAATCCATTGATCTCTTTCTGGATTTCATCCATCATGTTCACATAGATCTTCTCGATCTCTTTCGCGTATTCAGCTTCATCCTTGATATTCTTCTTTCGCTGCTCTTCTTCCCTATTCTTCCAGTACGTCCTGCTGCTCATCCGCCGCACCTCCGAACATCCGCTTCTCTACGATTGTTTCCTGCTTCTTTTTGTCCTCTTTCTCCATTCGATCGATCTCCTCGGACGCATCTTTTACGATAGATAACACCTGCAACTGTGTTTCCTTGGACACGATGCTCTCAAGTGCCTGTGCTGTCTGCGCTTCCTCCAAGAGATTCTTCGGGATATTTCTGCTCGTCGTAAAATCAATATCTTTCCATGCGTCCCGATCTGACACATTCGTTGCAAGAGAGCAAAACAGCTTATATCGTTTCCTCATGGACTTTTCAACTTTGCGGTCGAACGTTAGTGCAAGATTGCTCATAGACTGTAATTTGTATGCAAGGGAAGTTCCAGAAGCATTTCCAAAAGATTCATCACTGATGTTCGCTACCATACTTGTCTGATAAATCAAATCCTCAAGCCGGTTTAAGAGATTCTCCTGCGTTCCATCTGCTGTGGGCTTGCCAAGGAACTGCACAATAATATCCTTTGCATTATCTGTCCCATACAGGTTTATGATCCGGTTGTCCCTGATCTTGTAAACACCCTCTTCGTCCAGTTCGGCGCCCAGCACCGCGAGATATGCTTCTGCGAAAGAATCTACATCGTTCGCCTTTTCTCCGATCACTCGATTGTATGTTTCTACCATACCGGCCACCTCTTCATACAGACCGATTCTCTCATCGTTCAGTACATATTCAACACAGTTGATGCGACCATATGGGTTCGGCATTCCCTCCTGCATCTTTTCTCCGTCAAATGGGATAATTTCTGTCCTTGTGAGTATCTCGCCATACCTTGTGACATTATCGTCTTTTTTCCCATATCTGACAGCAAATAGAGCGCGGCTCTTTACGGTATCATCGTAGACAACAAACAGTTCTTTTGGATTGCAGACTACTGTCTTTGTCTTTGCTTCTTCGTCCTGGTAAAAATACTCGAATGCATGTCCGTAGATACAGCACTTCTTCGCCAACTCATATTCCTGGTCAGAGATATCATTATCCCGGTCAAATTCAAGGATCGCATCTTTTATTTTTTCGTCCGGATGCGATTTTTTAACTGGAATCCCATAAGCATATCCCAAAAAGGTCTCTGTGATATACCGTGGGAAATTCACTGCCAGTCGGTTATCCGGCTTCCATTTCTCCTTTTCCGGTAAGCGGAAGACATCGTGGAATCCTTTGTATAAATTTTCAAGGTAGTTATATCTCGGCATCCGCTCTTCATGTTTTCGAATGTATTCATCCACCAGTGTCATGTTAATTTCTTCGTCAGCGGAACATAAAAGCGGTTCCGGCAGTTTGTATGGTCTTTTCCCATTCATTTTATATTCCTCCTCTAAAGGTCTTTAACTTTATTTTACCTTTGCTTATTTTCTCAGCGATTCCAGTAGTTGCATCCGGCGCATCATCGTGTGCGTTGTTACCTTCTCTTTGATACTTATTCATGTCTTTATAATAATCTGGCCATCTATCACGCCAATTCTTTGGGAAGTAAATGTGATCCATCACCCAAGTGGCGTTAGATAAAATCCTTGCTTTCTTGTTCTGTGACTGGTGGAACCACTTAATCGATGTTTTATTTGTTTGGAATTGTTGCTGCAAAATACTTTCTACGGCTCTCGCAAATCCTTTCCCTCCATTATTCGACTCAATATCAGCAATGTTTACTTTATGATCAAATAGCATTTTTGCTACTTTTCCTTCTGTGTGCTCCATAGCCTCCTGAGTATAAATCACGTCAAGTACATAAGCTTCCATGTTGTAAACTCCATAAGTAATGCTGCATAAGTAGTCACTTCCTTCATCAGCTGTATCGGTGTAATTTTTAATCTCCGTAAAGAGTTGATTCCCTCCAATATCCCGCGGTATATCTTCGTAAGTCTTAAATTTTGTGTATAGCCGTCCTTTTAGATCAATCGGCTCCTGATTGTAGTTAGCGCTGGCAATATCTTCTCCCATCGCGCTCGTTTTATCTTTATAAGACTCGTAGCTGAGAATCTCCGGGCAGAGCATTAAGCATCTAGCGGGATCCAGTAGAGCCTTGTCCTTTATATGCCGGTATTTTTTGTTGCTGTTTTGACACCATTCCAACACTCTCCCTGCTAGGTCTTCACTGTGCCATCTCGTCATAATTACGATAATTTTCCCGCCCTCTTCCAAACGTGATAGCATCGTATCTGTAAACCACGACCAATGATTTTCCAATACCGTTGCATTGTTTGCTTCCAGTGCTGACTTGATAAGGTCATCTATAATCATCAGATTGCATCCAAATCCTGTAGCTGTTCCGGTAGGCGATGTCGCAAGATAGTTGTTATAGCCACCTTCGAGGCTCCATAGATTCATGGCACCATCTCCGTACTTTATTTCTACTCCCGGGAATACGTCCGAAAACACCGGTTTACTTTCATCAGCTTTTTTCTCTTGTATGCTATTTCTCACATTTTTCGAAAACATAGTAGACAGTGTTTCGTTGTAGGAACCAGTCATGATCTTATATGTTGGGTCATTCCCTAGACACCATTCCACAAGATTTCCTGCGGTTCTGCTTTTTCCGTGTCTCGGAGGGATATTTACAATACACACCTCTTCATCAGATTCCACAAATTCCTGAAGCCCATTACAAAGATTTACTAAAAACGTTCTATCGCTTTTATAAAAATCCGGTGCTTTTAATTGACAATAAAAAAAGAACTCACGTTTTGCAAGTTCTATCAAAGCCCCTTGTTTAATTCGTTCTTCCCTATCCATCGCCGACCAACTTCTTCAATTCTTCTGTCGTCAGATCTGCAAATGGATTTTTGGCTTCCACCTGTCCTTCGACGTTTATCTTATCATTCCACATGCCTAAATGTCTGCCGAGAAGTTCAAGAGCTTTTTCTTTATCATTCAATTTGATTTCAATTCCGTTTGCCCCTTCTTTAATTCCTGCGATCGCACGTACCTGTTCTTCTGACAGTTCCATGGTTGGTTTTATTACAACAACACTATTTGTACCATTACTCCTGATTTCAACATAATCCGTTGCCCTTGCAAATGCGATTGAAGCAAGTTCTTGTACAACTCGATCCTGTGTTACCTCTGTTCTCTTCTGTCTCTCTTCCATTCGCTCAGAAATATATGCGGCAACCTTGACATTTCTCAACATCCTACTTCCTGCTTGCGCTGCTGTTTGTTCTTTCTTTACACTCGGATACGCGACGCGGTAAGCCCGTGTGGCATTTAGATCAATCAAGTACTCATCTGCAAATATTTTCTGTTTTTCTGTCATAGGACTCACCACCTTTAAAACATAATAAAAGCACCCATCTCTGGATGCTAAGAATTTAGGACTACTGCTAATACGCTTGAATACGACTACAAAAACACAATCAAAATTTATAAGAAAAAAGGAGGAAACTTTGCAGTAGTCCACAACGGGTATAGCAGGACTCGAACCTGCGACACGTCGGTTAAAAGCCGATCACTCTCCCAACTGAGCTATACACCCGTAGGATGCCAGTTGACATCCTTTACCCTATCCGCACTCGGGTACTGACACTAAATATAGATTGCTGAATCTATTTTTTGTTTGTTTTGCAGATCTGCGGATATCTGCGTTTTGGTACCATTTGCAATGTAAGTCCGGTGTGCACTCCCACAGCAACCCCCAGCTGGTAAGCCGCAAACCTTACATCACAAAACCGTGTGCAGGGATCGAACCCGCTTGTCCCAACTGACCACGGCATAAAAACACCGCCAGACGAGAAAGGGTAAAGTCCAGCGGTGTTCCGAATGTTTGGAAAGATTGTTTTAGAACAATATACAATCGTTCTAGAATAATTATAGCATATTATTTTTGTGAAAAGTGTGAAAGTTTAAGATAATCACTTATTTTTTTCGATACGTAACTCCTGTCAATATTCACTATCTCTGCAACTTCATTCTGCTTCTTTCCCTCAATAAACGATAGTTCAAATATTTCCTTAATCTCTGGATCATCAATCCCGTTTATGTAGTCCTCAACTTCTTTCTGCTCCTTCAGAATCAGCAGTCTGTCTGATTCTTTCCTTCTGATCTGCAATCTTACATTCTCTTCTTCGTAAGGGTCATACATTTGCACAGATGTCCGTACTTCCGTGTATGGAAAATCTGCGCTGGATCCAGT